AATAATGCTTTCTTCTCAGCATCTGTTAGTGATGCAGTTGATACAATTTTATTAATAGCTGATTGTCTATCTGTTATCTTATCTGCATCTGTTTGTTTTAATTCTGCAATCTTTGCATCTACATCAGCTTTACTTGGTAATGTTGCAGTATCATCATTTAATACAATATTTTCATAACTCATTCTTTCATTACCTGTGTAATCTTTTTTCCAACCATACCAATTATTTTTATCTGTGTTAAATGATTGTAAAGCTAACTGTAAATAATCTTTATCCATTATGTGTCTCCTAATCTTATAAAAGTAAAATAAGTGTAATTTATATTAGTACCTCCATAAATAACAGAGCCAGAATCAATACTGCTACAAGAAAATTTTACTTTTACATTTGATGTATCTGTAACATCAATTAAACTTTGACAGTAATTTTGTTGATTTCTGTTATCTCCACCAGTAGCAGAATAAGCAATTTGACTATAAGATGAATTATCTGTTGTAGCATTTATTTCGATAGCTATATTATCGCCACCACTAGTTGGAACAGAAGCCGCAGCAAAAGCAACAAGATAAATACCTGTAAGAGGAAAAGTAAATATTCCTGAAGATACTGACATTTGATTATCCGTCATTCCACCTTGAGCAGTACCATCAACTCTTTCTATGTTTGCTGAAATAGGATTAGTGTTAGACGTTATATTTGCAGTTATTCTTAATTGATCTGCTACTGTAATTCCTAATGGAAAGCTACTTGTAACCATTGAAGATGTAATACTATTAGTTGCAGGTGTTACAGTCTGTAATGCTCTACCTAAGAATACACAGTACATGGTATCTGTAGAAGCTGTAGCCGCAGATAATGTCAACGCTGTACCTGTAGCAGTATATGCTTTACCAGATCCAGGTTGTTGTCTAACGTTATTAATAAATAACGCTATCTCATTTTCATTTGTTACTGCATGATCTAAAGTGTAGGAGGTAGTTGCACTCGTAGAAAACTCTTGAGTAGCAAATGAAGTAAATGATTCTGATGGTTGATTCCCAATATATGGCATCTTATGTGATCTCCATTATTGACAATGTGCCTGATAGTTTATCTGCAACTGAGCAATCAATTCTAATTGCATCTGTTGTTTCTAATATAACCTTACCACCAGATAAAATCTCAAGTGAAGATCCTGCAGGAATAGTTACATCTTTAACTAAGAATGATGTACCATTTGTAGCTGCTCTACCACCACCAGATGTATCACTTACTAGCTCTACTTCTGCAGTAACTGCAGTAGTATTTATATTAGCTAATACTAAACCAATCACAACTGTAGTTGTGCTTGAAGGTGTTGTATACACTGTGTATGGCGTACCAGCTGAATTAGGTTCTGCTGCAAAGGTCACTACCTTAAAAGTATTTGCCATTTATTTTCTCCTATTTATTATTATATTATATCGTTATTTTTTTAAAAGTCAATGATTATTATCCAAGAGCAATAGCTAAAGCTGTTGGATCATCTGTTGTAAATCCTGCACTACTTAAATATGTTTTAACATCTGTTAATGCTACTTGTTTCATAGTACCTGCGTCATTTGCAACTAATCTATCTGCATCTACTAAAGTTGTAGAACTTGCTGATGTATCTCCATCTATAATATTTATTTCACTAGCTGTTGAAGTTACACCATCTAATATATTTAATTCAGCTGCTGTAGATGTTACTCCGTCTAATATATTTAACTCTGCTGCTGTTGATGTAACACCATCTAAAATATTTAATTCAGCAGTTGTTGAAGTTACACCATCTAATATATTTATTTCTGTAGCTGTTGCAGTTACTGCTACATCTTCATTTATTTTTGGTGAAGTTAAAGTTTTATTTGTTAATGTTTGTGTAGCTGCTATACCTGCAACTGTATCTGTAGTGGCTGGTAAAGTTAATGTGATGTTACCAGAAAAAGCTGAGTGAGCAGGAGCTTGTAGTCTAGCATAGTGAGCATTTGATGACTCACAATAAAAATCAACATAAGATTGAGAACCAGAGTTTTTAATTGATATAGATCCTGATTGTATATCAATACCATTAGATCCATCGATTCTAACAACACCAGTTCCATTTGGTGTTAAAGCAATATTACCATTTGATGTAGATACTAATCCATTACCATTAACATCTAAGTCACCACCTAATTGTGGTGTAGTATCTTCTACTACATTTGATATTGCACCTGATGTAGCAAGTCCTGATACAAGTGTTGATCTAGCAATTTTTTTAAGTCCACCACCTGAAGTATCAACTGCTAATAATACATCATCATTAGCTACTGAAGATATTTCTGATAGTGATCCTACTGCTATTGAATTAAAATTTGTACCATCTGCAACTAATAAATTACCTGCAGTATTTGTACCCATAGTAATATCATCACCAGCAACTGTAAGATCTCCAGTTATACTTAAGTTTCTAAATCCAGATATATCTTTATTAGAATCTGCAATAACTGCTAAAGATGCAGATACAGTTCCTGCTGTAATACCATCTAGTAAATTTAACTCTGCAGCTGTAGAAGTAACACCATCTAAGATATTAAGTTCTGCTGCAGTCGAAGTAACCCCATCAAGTATATTTAATTCTGCTGCGGTTGAAGTAATAGTTGTACCACCTAAACTTATAGCATCTGCTGCAAGTGTATCTACATTAGCTGTACCATCTATAAATAAATCTTTAAACTCAAGAGAAGAAGTTCCTAAATCAATATCATTATCTGTAATAGGTACAATAGCACCATCTTGTACTCTAAACTGTTGTACAGAAGATGATGATACATTTACATAAAATTCTAAATGATTATTAGTAGAGTCAACTAATACTCTGTTTAAAGTGTTAGCATCTCTAATTGAAGTTACAGGTCCACCTTCACCCGCAGTTCCATCATGCGTGTGTCCTGTAGTTGCATTAAATGCAGCCAATACTTGGTTAAACTCATCATTAGAATGAGCTGCAGTTATAGTATCTCCTGTTGTATAACTTGACTGTCTTGCCGAATAACCTGCCATTATCTTCTTCCTCCTGGGGTAAATTCTAATTGAAATCCTTTAATTGAAAATGAGTCTGCACTATTTTGATCATCTATCTGTAGTGCTACTGCAAATCCAGATCCTTCTACTGTTTGTCTAACTAATGGAACACCTGATGCATCGTATAGTGAATTACCATATGAAGCTGCCCCATATTGTCCAGCACCACCTACATTTGGTAGTGCAATCTTTGCTGGTTGTGGACTATTCTGATCATCGTAATTATATCTAAGTGCTAAGTTTGCATCAATAGATGTACCTTCACCTTGATAGTTTAAATTAACTCTTTGCATATACTTTCTTACACCTGGATCTCCCATAACCATATCAGGTGATCTGTATACTGCTTGAATAGTATTGTTTGCTGATCCTGCTGCAAATCTATTTCCTGATTCCATTTTATATAAATGACCATCAAATCCACCAAAGACTTGTGTTTCAACTCCATCAATAAAATCAGAATCTGTACATGCAGGTTTTATACCAACCATATCTGCGTATTCAAATCCAATAGATCCTGTATTAGGATTATTTTTTAATACACCTATAATACCTTTTGATGATCCTTGTCCACCTGCAGTTGTTGGATAAAATATTCTATATTGTGATTTAGCTCTAATAATTATAGATGATATTCTATCTAATCCTATTTCATCAATTCTAGATTGTATTTGTCTAGATATAGATCCAAGTTCAACGTCACCAATTCTAGCTGTACCAGCAATAGTTCTTAATCCATCTGGTGCTAAGAATATAACATCTCCACCAATCTCTTGTATACTACCACCATCTCTACAACCTATATTTCTTGTAACTTCTTGTACTGCAAAATTACTAGATGATGTACCTGTTAATTTATATATTCTATCTTGACAGAATATAATTAATTCATTTCTAAATACTTTTAATCCTACAACTGTTGAGTCAACTCTAAATGATCCTGCACCACTAGCTGATGTAAAATTATCTTCTGCAAATGGTACACTAAATATAACTTCTTCTGGATTACTTGCACCAGCATAGAACATATGGTTTTGAAATGCTTTTACAAACTTTGGATTGCTTGGAGCTGTACCACCACCTGTTGCATTTACTACATCTACTGCAAAACTAGAATTAATTATTTGTGCAGGTGAATGTCCAGTTGCAATAACTATTTTTTCAGTACCACTAAAATTAAATTTTTCAAAGTCATATGCTCTAGTAGATGTTCCTAAACCTGTAGTCAATGTTGTAAAACTACCAGATGTAGTTCCTCTATGTATATCACCACCTCTTGCAACTATTACTTGCCCATTAAATATTATAGAACAATCTACTATTAGACTACTATTACTAGATCCTTGAGGAATTTGTGTTGTATTATATAACGCTGTGCCACTAACACGTCTATACCCACCTTTAATATCTGGTTCAAAGTTTTGTAATAGTATTGCCTCACCAGGTCGCATTGAAAATACATCTTTATTCAATGTCAGTCCCCCAGCACAACTTACTACAAAAGGTGATATTAAATCAGTAGTTGGCATTTATTATACTTTGGTTGAAGAATTTGGTAATTTTGATAACTTTCTATTTTTAAAAAAATCTATTACTTCTTGAACATTTTTTGGATCACGATCAAGACTCATTTTAAATACTTTTATAGCATCATCATAGGAAAGATCTTTTGGTATTTCTGCAGTTTGTAGACCATTATTTTTTTGCTTTTCTTTTTTATCTTCTTGATAAGATATATTATCTATAGCCCTTTCTTTTTTTTCTATTTTCACTACATACCCCCTGTTAGATCTTCATCTTCTTTTTCTCTTTTTATAGATAAATTTTGTAATCTTTCTGTTTCTTTATTTGTTAATGGTCCAAATATATCTCTTTTAGATTCTTTTACTTTTAACATTTCAAAATCTTTTTTTTCTTTTGATAATAATTTATCATCAGATGACTGATTGTTTAAACCATTAGTAACCATTCTTGCTGCTTTTCTTTCAGCATATCTCATATTATCTTCTGGTTCTTTAGGTTTATTTATAGAATAATTTGAATCGATTATTGTATAATTATAATTGAGTTGCTATTTCTTTTAATATCATAATGCCAGTTTCAAAATCTTTTCCTATAAGAGTA